TCGCCTTTAGGCCCGCTTAAAACAAGCTGGTTACCATTGTTTTTTAAAGTCATAACAAGAGTACCCCTAAAAGGTAGAGTCCAGTTTTCGTTATCGCTTCTGTACAACCTAAAAACCTCTTCGTGGTTTTCCGTTTTTTGAGTATAATCGTACTCATGAGTTTCGTTTATAACCAATGATTTTCTTAAATACTGCATACTTTATCAGAACCTCCCGTTCTATTTTTCATTACAAATAAGTGAATTTTTATAAGCATAGGCTTAAGTAATTCTATATCTCCATATTCAATATGGCACTTTCTACACAAGGCCATTAAATTCTCTATATAATCTTTAGTACCAGAAGAACCCATTCCTCTAGCGTTTATATGATGAATATCTACGGCTTTTTCTTTGCAGCATTCACACTGAATAAACTCTTGACCACACAAATCAAAATAATCTAAGTATATCTTAGTGTGCTCTTTCATTGGATTTCATAGAGTCTTTCACCATTCCTTTTAGCTCTTCAAATTTTATAGTCTGCTGCTGCACTTCAGTTCTATGCCTAAACTCGTATTCTGCTGTTTTAAATCCCTCTTTAAAAATCTCAGCTTCTCTTTCTTGCGCCGCGGTTTTAGCAACCTTAAAGCCCCATAGATAAGCAGCTACTAAACCAACAACAACAAAAATTATTAATGCATTTACAATGTATATTAATTCCATTTCTTCTGTTTTAGTTAATTAATCCGTTACTTTTATTGTTATGAGGATCGATGCTTTAATAGATATAAACGTATATTAAGTATATACATAGTTACCCACAATAAAATAAAAAAAAGGGCGCTTACTCGGTTGGCTTACTCAAATGGTAAACAAGGGTTACACATTATTTTACTAACTCTTTTATTACTCATTTCTGCGTGCTTCTTTGTTATCTCAAAACCTACAAAATTGCATTTTTCTTTTATAGCCATTGCACATTCAGTTCCAGAACCTGCAAACGGCACTATTACTGTATCTTCTTTTCTTGCACAAGTTGTTATTAGCATACGTGTTAATTTTTCAGGTTTAACTGTATCGTGTTCGTAGTTGCTTGTTTCATAATTTGGTAATCTTATTACATCGCCTAAATGTAAATAATTGTTAAAAGGTCTGCGTAATTCTTCGTATTCGGATTTTAATTCTTCGTATTCGGATTTTAATTCTTCGTATTCGGATTTTAATTCTTCGTATGGTTTTAATAAATATTTATTATTTAGATAATCTCTAACTTTTAAATATTGTTCTTCTGTAATTACATTATCACCATTTAACCAATTAGAAACACAGCCAGTCAATCCGCCTGTTCTGCTTGGAAAAAGTTTTGCAATTTCCTTATTTGTTACTTTAGCGTTTTTAAATTCAATTTTTAGATATTTACTAAATGGATTTTTTGGTTTTAAAAACTGTTCAAAAATTATTTCACCTCCTGTTTTATCGCCTTGCTGTTCATACATTAATATCCTTTCCGTTATAGGAGCAAAACTCCGTAAATCTTCATTAAATCTTATTTGTTGCTTATGGTCGTTCGTGTTTTCCCAAACTATGCTATTTAACAGTTTTAAGTGCTTATCAAAAATTATTTGAGAATATGCAATATTTTTAGCGTCTCCATACCATAACAAAGTTCCGTTATCTTTTAAAAGTCGTTTACATTCAATTGCCCATTTATTAACATCAGCCAAATAATCTTCAAACGTTTTCCATATAAAATCAAAGTCGCCTTTAACTTTATAATATGGCGGGTCTGCAATAATCAAATTAGCACATTTATCTGGTAATGTATTATTTAAAAAATCAATATTGTGTACTTTGTTTAATTCCATAACTTTCTAATCTTTGTGTATTTGGTTTTTATCAAAACCACGCCCTTTTTTTTATTTTACAGTGGGTAACAACGTGTATAAATAATTGCTATTAACTATTTGTTTATTAAGTCATTACCTAATATAAATATACGGTTTTTCTATAAATTTTCGTGCAACTTTTCGCAACAATTCATACACAATTCCGTTACCCTTAATACTAGCGAGCAAAGTCTTTATACTTAATTTTAGAAATAACCCTTCCGCCTTTTCTATTAAATAGTTCAGTTACAGGCTTCATAATCAAACCCTCCGCTATGTATTCTTTATTATCTGCTATCGTAGATTTAAAGCCTTTCTTAACAAACTCAATTGCTTCTTCAAGTTTCCAAATACCAATAATAGGCACAACTCCAATCTCTAGTTTATGTGCAACATCTTCGTTTGCATCTCTATTAAGCCACCAATCGCCAACTTTCACATCAAACAATATAAAATCTGCTCTATCAGGTAAGTAGTTACCTCCTTTTTGTATCTTCTTTCCGTAACCCTCTCCATATAAGCAAACATTGTCAGCATCAGGAAAACACGCTTTCATTTTCTCATTAGTGAAAGTATCTTGTAATGATGCAATTAGTATTGTAGGTATTTGTGCATTATCAGTTTTTCCTCCAAACCTTACATTTTCACCATCCCACATTATGCGAATATTTGTACCGTCTATTTTTTCAGTACATATCCAATCAATATCTTTTAGTAGTTCAAATTCAGGCTTTGCCCATGTTCCTTTAAGTAATGTTTTGTGGCTATTTTCAGGGTCTCTAAAATAAGCCGTTTGTATTTTTTGATACTGTTTCATTTCTTTATCAATTAAGTTTATTTGTTTTTATCGCACTAAAAATACCGCAGTCATTCTAAGCAATACTTTGTAAAACCGCCACTTACTCAGTCGTATGAATCATAAAATTCCGAACATCCGTGTATGGGCTACTTTTCATACACTCTTCCGTTATAAGCCATTTGAAGAAAGAAAGTCTTGTATGTGCTTTCTTAGTCTTTGTGGCAACAATAAAAAAGGGCGCTTACTCGGTCGGCTTACTCTTTCGTTTCTTCCAAGGCGCATCAATTAAAGTATCACCTGCCATAATACAGCCGTAAGGCATTATTCTGTCTACAACCTCACCTAGTCCAAATTCAGTCATTTGCTTTTGAACATTATTAGCGTTTATATATTCAATCGCTTCCGTAAACCACTTGTTAGGTTTATAACCTAAATCTATTAATGTTTTTCCTGTTGTTTTCATAATTCCATTTCTTCTGTTTTAGTTAATTAATCCGTTACTTTTATTATTATGAGGATCGATGCTTTAATAGATATAAACGTATATTAAGTATATACATAGTTATGTGCCATTAGTCGATAATTATATCTGTTAAAGCTATACCAGACGCTCCTAAAGCTATAGACCCTAACACCTCAATCAAAAATACGCCTCTAAATCTTGGGTCTTCCCAAGCCGCTTTAACTACCCACGATAAATCATTTTCTATAAAGGATATGGCTAAATATGGCGTTGAAAAAAGAACGGCACATAACAATATGCAAAGCGAATACCTTAGTGGTTTTTTATTAATTTTCATGTTTTATTTGTTTTAGTTTTACTTAATTTCATTTATGCAAGTACTCGCCTTGCAAGGGTCGTTACCATTAATTTAAGACCAACCTATTAAATTAGCGAAGTCTTTATGCCTTACTACAACAAACTTTTTAAAAGCGTCATTTATAAGCATTACTTTATGTTCTTTATTTGCATTTCTAACAAATGAATTTCCCTTTGTATTCATTTCATTTAAAATAGAAATTACAGCAGAATCAGTTTTTGCCTTTCTAATTTTTTGAATTTCCTTTACTTCCAGAAACATATTTTTAAAAATTTCATAGATAGATTTCTCAATAGTTTCAGTCTTTAGTAATTCGTTAAATTGTTTATTGTATTCTTTTGCTTTCATTTTTACTTTTTTATATCAGTTGTCTTGCAGTTGTTTTTGCTTGTCTCTTTAGAGCTTTCTGTTTAATTCTTGCTCCTTTTCCAAAGTGAAACATCGTACAGACGTTTTACTTTGGAAATGGAGCGGATATGAATACCATCCTCATCTTTATGCCAACTGTCTTGCTCCACGGTGAAACCAAATGAAGACTGGCTCACATCGCCTCGCTCTAAAGAGACAAGCAAATCACGCCCAGTAGTTGTGTCTGGTACGTCAAATTCGTATCGCAAGCCTTTCTCATCTAAGCTTAGTTTTAATGTGCCAGACTTTGTTCTGGCTAGTATAAGGTTGGGGTGGTGGTTAAGCAATGCACGCACATCGTTGTCTAAAACATCGTCAAAAGCACCGCGCTCTATCCTTTGTCTAAATCCACCTAAATCTTCGCTTAAACTATCAAACACAGCGGCGTGCCCTACTATATAAGGCTTTTTG